TTGTTAATAGAGATTTATTTCTAACAATGATGGGTGCTTCTCCCGGTATCTACAATTATTTGATTGAAGCACAAGTTGTCGAACTCACAGATGATGAAGCGATCATTACAATCATCAAGGAAACTTCTCAATCTTGATTAGTTTTCAGCACAATCGCCACAGACACCTTCTGTAACGACTTTGCCATCATCAACAAACTCGTAAGTGAATGCTAGATTATTCATTAGCATATTGTTCTGGCACATCGAACACACAAAAGTCATCTTAGATTCACCACTTTACAAATACATCGAGTTAATTTTGGTGGGATGTTCAGAGGATGTGATCCGCATTTGCATTCATAATAGTCAAAGAACAATTTTGCTTGACCATTTAGCAACGGTTCAGAATAAGTTTTCCATTTAGTTCGACAATGGGTACAAGTAAACCCGAGAACTCTTTTCTTATGAGTTCCCATTCGGTCATATACTGCGCCGCAATTGCATTTTATGGTAGTCATGCGTTCATCTCCCAACAGATTTGACACTTCGGTACCAGAGACGGGTTACATTTGCCATCATCACGATTACTTCGATGTGCTTTTGACCCCGTATGATCTATATCTTTCATGAATCTAACCATTGCAGAGGTATCAATTGCCCTTTGAACCCATGCTGATCGGTTTCCATTAGTGTATTCAGCCGCCAATCTATCTAGATTGCGCTTCGCTTCCAGCGTCAATGACACGGTTATGATGGTTTTATCGTCCCTCATGGCCAATGCTAGTAGTTGTTATTAATAAATAATCCGTAGAAGAGTACATTAGGGACGGCTGACATTAGGGTGTTGACGGGGTGGGGGGTATCTATGGTGCGCTTGATCGGCTCGCTTCGCTCGCAAAGATAGAAGTGATGTGGATGGGTACAGTAAGTGTAGTTTATACACTGTCGGCTCTTCGAACAAGATATGGCGAGATCTGATTCTTTCTTTATACGAGCGACCGTCGCAACCGATGGACTAACCTTTGCACAAGCAACACTTGACCTTGGTGCTTATGTTGATGCACTTGGAAAGAGTGTGCTTAGAATACACAATGTTTCAGTACAATATGGATCACCCACTTTTATTCCACTGTCTGGTAACAATGCAAACGCTATGACATCATACCAATTGACTACTCAATCTCAAGCAGACATGGTTGGAGCAAATAACCGATCAGTTATATCGACTGGAAAATTGGTTGTAGGCACTTCAAACGGAAACAATACTGCCGTTAGCGATATGGCCGATCTATCCCCAGCTGATTTCACCAACGGTTACCTAGTAGCGGTTGAATCAATCTTCTTAGGCACAGATTCAGTTATTACCGCTGCAGTAGATGCGGTATCTATTGTTCTGGAATGTACTGTTGAAACAATGACAGCTGCATCAGCAATGGCATTAGCATTGAGCCAGCAATGAGGCTGGTTTAGATGGCTTGTGAAAATTGTACTCGATTAGAAAGAATGCTCTTTCAATTGATTGCACCGGGTGATACTCTCCAGACACTTCAACCGGCGATCGCTAATGCAGGAGTGCCATTAACTCCTGAAATGGCGGCTGTCCTTGATAGATTGGCACAACCTACACAAGAACGGGTTGCAATGAAGGCAGTTAAGACAAAGCGTAAGGCTTCAAAGTACGCTGTCAAGTATGGTCGTGCATTCAAGAAAGTATCGAAGACATACCTGAAGAAGAATGGCGGATGGAAAAAGAACGGATTCAAGAACGCCCAGAAGGCCGCTCACAAATTAGCAAAGGGGATGAAGTAATGAAATTCGGAAGAAACAGAACATTGAGAGGACAGATCGAAGTTGTTGGCGGAGCTACAACTGCAAAACAGAATTTAATTGCTTCAGACGGACTAATCAACTTTGGATTAAAAGTCGAATCTTTTGAATTATGGCCGGCAGCCATTACAGCAGCATCAACTGTTTACACAAGTATTCTTTCGCTGGATACAATTATTGCGGGATCATTACCTAATGCTGGAGACAATCGTCAATTCGCTTGGATTCAATCGGATGCATATACCAACAATGTATGGCCTCCAATTAAGCATATAGATCCAGATCATATTGTTAATAGAGATTTATTTCTAACAATGATGGGTGCTTCTCCCGGTATCTACAATTATTTGATTGAAGCACAAGTTGTCGAACTCACAGATGATGAAGCGATCATTACAATCATCAAGGAAACTTCTCAATCTTGATTAGTTT